GCGCCGTGGAGCCCGGAGAATTTCTGGACTTCCGACTGAAAGGAGTTATGAGCGAGTGAGTGAGATGAGACATGAGCGGCCGGGGGTCTACTCGGTGTATGACGCGTCCAGCGTGACATCCGCCGGACGGGCGGCCAAACGAATCGGCGTGGCAGCCCTGTCTGTTAAGGGGACGGCCAATACAGCGGTGACGCTGACCGGTTATGGTGCCGGTGTGGAGATTTTTGGAGAGGACCTTGCTGATACGCCGGGTATGAGCACACTTTTGAAACTGTTGTTTGCCAACGGTGCATCCACGGTTTACGCGGTACGGGTTGGTGCAGGCGGGGGATTGGAAGCTTATCAGGCGGCATTTGCCGCCATAGCCAACTGTGATGTGCAGGTGGTGGTGTGCGACAGCAGTGAGCTGACCATCCAGAAGGCACTGAAAACCGCCGTAGAAGCGGCATCCGCGGCCAGAGGGGAGCGGATCGGCGTCATTGGCGGTAGCGGAGACACGGCCGCGCAGTTGGTGACCCGGGCGGAGGCCATCAACAGTGAGCGAATGGTACTGGTTGGCCCGGATATGAAGGATGAGAGTGGCAAGGCGCTTTCCGGTGTGTTTGCCGCGGCAGCGGTGGCAGGTGCTATTGCCTGCGGCACGGACCCGGCAGTACCCCTGAACGGGGCGGAGCTGTATGGCATCGGCGGTTTACAGAGCGCTTACAGTGACAATGACATTGACCTGCTGGTCCAAGGTGGCGTAACGCCGCTGGAGGACGTGGGGGGCGTTGTGTCCCCGGTGCGGGGCATCACCACCCGGACAAAAACCGGCAACGCCGCCGACAGTACCTGGCGGGAGTTGACCACCATCCTCATTGCCGACGATGTGATCCCGGCAGTGCGCACTGCCCTGCGGAGCAAGTTTGCCAGAGCCAAGAACACCGCTCAGGGTCGTGGGGCCGTTCGAGCACAGACCATTGTGGAACTGGAAAAGAAAAAGGCCGCGCAGATCATTGAAAGCTACGGCGAGGTAGCTGTGACGGCTGTGGCAGATGATCCCACGGTGTGCCTGGTGGAGTTCAGTTTTGCTGTGGCCCATGGGCTGAACCAGATCCGCCTGGCGGTGCATCTGACGGTTTAAGGAGGGACGAATATGAAGGGATTTCCCACCAGTGCGGACATTTATCTGGAATTGGACGGGCGGAAGATCGCTGTGGTACAGAGCTATCGGGCTAAGGCAGCCAAGTCCAGCAAGAATATCGAGGCCTTCGGCGAAAACGAGCCGGTGGCCACCATCGAGGGGCAGAAGAGCTATACTGTGGAGCTGACCCGGCTGTACGCCACGGATACGGCCATTTCCGACGGTATCGACTTCTATCATTTGACGGATTTCTCTCTGGTGATCTGCAAGCCGGACCGCAAGGTCATTTACAGCGGCTGCGAGTGGAGCAGTATTCAGGAGGATGGGGAACTGAATGCCACCGTAGCGGAGAGGGTGACGCTGACGGCGGCCCGGCGTATCGAGATCTCCGCATGAGGATGGTGGATGCGCTGAAACCATTGACGGCAGGGGAGCTGCTGGAGTTGTGGCGGCACTATCGGGAGACAGTGAAAGATCCGTTGGAACGGACGCTGCTATGTAATGCCGCTATTCTGCGGGATAGCTGCTATTGTCAGGGAGAAGCGGTTTACGGAGACGAACTGGAAGTCTTGCGGGACCTGACGCCCGGCGAAATGGAAAACCTTCTTCTGCGGCTGGCGGAGGGAGAAGCGCTACCAGAAGAGAGTGGCGGCACCTTTGACCTTCAGCGGTTTGCAGATATGAAGGGGGAATGAACCGGTGGACTATTTACGGGAACTGCGGCGCCGCCAGCAGGCGGTACTGAACCGTCTGCTGACTGGCAGTCCCTCCAAAGAGGAGACCACGGCGGAGGAGAAAGTCCTCCGTTGTGCTGCGGAGGGGACTGAGAGAATGCTTGTCGGACGGGAGAAGGGGGTCTCCCGTCCGACGGCAGAACAGGGAAATCTGATCGGCTGGTCGGAGAGCGGTGAAGAACTGCTATCGGCAAAGCGGAAAGCGTGGGATGAAGTGAAAGGCGATGGCAGACCGCTGGCTGGGCTGACGGCGCAGGCGGCAGAGTTTCAACAGACTCGCCGGGCGGATGCTATCTGGCGAAATGAGGCGTTTTCCGAGATGACACTGCCGGGGTTACTGATGGTGAAAGAAAGCGGAGCGGCGATAGAGGCAGAGGACATTTCCCGGGCCGTTCAACAGGACGCACGACGGTATGATGGCGGATTTACCATGTTTTAAGAGGGAGGAATGGCATGAGATTATCCTCCATGCGCTATAAAAATTACACCTGGCCCCATAATCCGGAGACCTTTGTGATGGAATACCGGCGGCAGATGGCGGCCCATAAGGTACCTTTGGGAGGTTGCGTTTTACAGGATCTGGGCGTAAATTACCGGATCCTGCGGGGCGAGGGAGAGTTTGCGGGGCCGGGAGCCTATGAGGAATTCAAGGCGCTGGCGGCGGTATTTCAGGAGCAAGGACCGGGGATGCTGACGCATCCCGTTTGGCGGACGGACCGGGCGTATTTCGTCTCCCTGTCCGTGACGGAGGAACCGAGGCCGGACTATGTACGGTACAGCTTTGCGTTCTGGGAGGATGACAGCGGCTATGATGGTGGTTTGACGGAAAACAATGATGGCAGGACGTGGCCGGGGAACAGTCTGGCAACGTCTGATGGGAGCGGCGGAACCGGGCGGGTGTACACAGTGAAGCGTGGAGATACTCTGTGGGGCATTGCCCGGCGCTATGGCGTGACCCTTAGCAGCCTGATCGCCGCCAACCCTCAGATCAAAAATCCTAATCTCATTTATCCGGGGAATGAGGTGAGGCTGCCGTGATAGGTCGGATCTTTACGGCAGACCACCACGTCTATGATCTGCCGCCGCTGCTGAGTTGGAATGTGAGGCACACGGGGACGGTACCCTGCGACAGTTGGTCCGTGACGGCAGTATATCAGCCAGAAATGCTGCCAGTGCTGCGGATGGCGGCGGGATTCGCCGCCATTGAAAATGGAACGACCCAGTTACGGGGGATCGTAGACGAATATACTGTGGAACTGGGTGGCGGGGGGATGACGGTGACACTGTCCGGCCGGGGATACGCCGCGCGGCTACTGGACAACGAGTCCCGGCCTGTGACCTATGAGCGGGTGACGCTGCGAGAATTAATCCGCTGCCATGCGGAGCCTTACGGTATTTCCTGCGGGGCTGTGGCAGATTTGAGGTCTACGGTGCCCTATACCGCCGGGGCGGGGATTAGCCAATGGAAGGTGATCTCAGAATTTTGCCGGACCTATGGAGGCTTCCAGCCTCGATTTGCCAAGACCGGAGAACTACTGGCAACACCGGAACAGGATGACGGAAAGAGAATTATCCTTGACAGCGGCAGTCCAGTGCTGAATTGCCGAATCCGAGAGGATCACTACGGCGTATTGACGGAAGCGCTGGTCATCGACAAACGGCAAAATGTCAGCTATTCTGTGAAAAATCCGGAGATGATCGCCAAGGGTGGCCAGTGCCGCCGGGTGATCTATACGCCGGGGCGGAGCACCTGGGACGCTATGCGCTACACGGGAGAATACCAGATCCGACAATCCCAAAAAGAGGAACAGGCAGTAATGGTGACATTGCCGGGAAGTTTTGGCGCATTTCCGGGGGACCGGGTGACGGCGAGGTTGGAAAAGCTGGGCCTTACCGGAAGTTACCGGGTGGCGGAGACAGAAAATCGGTTTTCCGCCAGAGAGGGAGCTGTGATGATCTGGATATTGAAGGAGTGTGGATAAGATGTGGCTGGCAAAGAACATGAAGCAGGCGGCGCCCACGGCGGACGCTGATCAGGGAGTCTCTACCATCGTGGGAGATCAGATGGGGGTGGTGACCCGTGGCGAGATGCGACAGCTACCTATCTACGGACCCGGCGGCTATGTGTGGCTGCCGGAGAGTGGGGCTTCCGTATTGGTCATCAAGGGCGGACCCGGCGGAGAGGAACAGTGCGTCTGCGGCGGCAAGCAGGCGGAAGCTCCAAAGGAAATGCAGCCGGGCGAGGTCTATATTTACGGCCCGAATGGAAGCAATGTGTACTTGCAGAAGGATGGGACGATTGAACTGACAGGACGGATCTCCATCAGAGGACAGCTCCTTATCAACGGACAGCCCTACAAACCTTGCACATGTGGAGAGGGAGGCTTGTTATGATGATGCTGGTAAATGGTGACTATGTGCCACAGGAGAACCATCTACGGTCAGTGGAGGGGGACAAGGCAGTTTTACAGCGGATGCTGATGAAACTGACCGCCCGGAGGGGGCAGTTTCCTTTTATGGAGGATTTTGGCAGCAGACTATGGACTTTGGGCCGTTTACGTCCAGCGGAACGACAGGCTGCGGCGGAGCAGTATGTACTGGAAGCCCTCCAAGATGAGCCAGGCCTGACGATAGAGCAGGTGACGCTGGCGGAAAACGGTGGAAAGGTGGCTATGACGGTAAAGGCCATTAAGGGCGAACGTCGATTGACGGCGGAGGTGGCCTTGGGGCAGGAGGGAGTGACAATGTGAGAGAAACGGAGAAGATCTATCGGGAAATGCTGGCAACCTACGCCAAGCGGCGGGGTGGTCAGATTCAGGAGGACTGCGACCTGTCGGTGAGGCTGTGGGCGGCAGCGGCACAGATCCAGGCGTTGGAAGCACAGGCGGAATGGGTGCTGAGGCAGAGTTTTCCGCAAACGGCAGCGGGGGTCTATCTGGACCGGCATGGAGCTATGCGGGGCATCGTCCGGCAAGCACCTAGCAGGGCAACCGGTCAGTTGACCTTTCGACTGTCCAATGTACAGACCAGCGCAGTGAGTGTGGAGGCCGGAACGGTGTGCATGACGGAGGGGGCTGTCCGGTTCCGGACCAAAGAAGCTGGAACGATCCCGGCAGGGGAGACTTCGGTGACCGTAGCGGCGGAGGCTGTGGAGGTTGGCAGCAGTGGCAACGTGGGAGTCGGAGCCGTTCATGTGCTGACGGCGTGCCCGGTGGCGGTGACGGTAGTCACCAATGAGAAAGCCTTTACGGGAGGGCTGTCGGAGGAAACAGATGAGGAATTGCGGCAGAGAATTTTGGACAGCTTTCGGCGGTTGCCCAATGGGGCCAATGCCGCCTGGTATGAGATGACCGCCTGCCGCCATGAGGGGGTGGCGGCGGCCAAGGCGGTTGGAAAAGCCCGAGGTACAGGAACTGTGGATGTGTATGTATCGGCACCGGATGGGATACCCTCAAAGGCATTGTTGTCGGAGCTTCAGATAGTTTTTCAGAAAAGCCGGGAGATTGCGGTGAATGTACAGGTGAAGGCGCCAACGGCCGAGACAGTGAACGTGGCGATGACGGTAAAAGCGGCGGAAGGAACGGACTTTTCCAAGGTGAAGGCAGCGGTGGAGACTGAATTGGCGGAGCAGTTCAATGGAAAACTGTTGGGCCAAGGTGTGAAACTGGCAGAATTGAACAGCAGGATCTACGCGCTACCGGGCGTGGAAAATTGCCACATAACGGCCCCCGTGGTGGATCTAGCAGCGAATGACAAGGTGCTGCCGGTGCTGGGGACGGTAACGGTGACGGAGGAGGCGTGAGGAGTGTGTATGAACAGTATTTGATCCGTCTGCTGGCCCCTCTGGGGCTCTACGATCTCCGCGCGCCCTATAACGGTGGCGAATTGGCGGCGTTGGGCGGGGCTTTGGACAGCGTTAGTGAGCTGGTGGAACAGGTAGAGCGGGAGAGTCTACTGGTTACGGCGGAGGGTGAGGGCCTTGACTGCCGGGAGGCCTTGTTTGCCCATAAGCCTGCGGCTGTGACCACAGAGGAACGCCGGGAGGCCATTGCCGCACTGCTGCGGATCAGCGAGGACAGCCTGACGCCAGCGGCTATGAACGATACCCTGACCGGCTGCGGTATCCGGGCCAGAGCAGAGGAAAAGGCGGACGGCGGGCTGCGCGTCATATTTCCCAAAACTGCCGGGGTGCCGGTGGAGTTTGAGCAGATCCGGAAGATCATCCTGGATATTCTGCCCTGTCATTTAGAGGTGGAGTTCTACTTCCGCTATCTGACTTGGGCAGAGTGCGAGGTAGCGGAATATACATGGGATAAGGTGGAGGCGGCACAGCATACCTGGGAAAGTTTTCAACTGGCAGTGCCGCCGGAGGACTGAGACATGAGTGAGATCATAACTGCTGTGATTACCGGTTGTGTGACGCTGTTGGGAGTGCTTCTGAGCAACCGGGCAGCCCAAGCGGTAACGGATGAAAAACTTACGGAGTTGACCCGGGAGGTCCGTGAACACAACCATTTCGCTCGGCGAGTGCCAGTGGTTGAGGAGCAGATCCGGGGCATGGACCGCCGGTTGGAGCAGTTAGAGCGGGGACAGCGGCGTCAGCCAATCTCTTGAGATGGCGGACAGAGAGGAGAGTAAGGATGGACATTTCGGCATTTGGTATGGCAGGCGTGGCGGCGATCACGGTGATCTGCTATCTGGTAGGTTGGATCGTTAAGGTATCCGGCCTGGACAACAAGTGGATCCCGGTGATCGTGGGCATCTGCGGTGGGGCCTTGGGCATTGTTGGGATGCTGGTCATGTCGGATTTTCCGGCGGCGGACCCACTGACTGCCGCTGCGGTGGGAATCGTTAGCGGTCTTACGGCCACAGGTGTGGATCAGATCGGCAAACAGATGAAGAACTGAGGGCAGAAGGGGGCACGTGGCAAAACCATGGTTGATATATTTGCGTGCGCACAGGCACAGATTTATTACAACAAGGCAAAAATGACGCCGGCGCAGATCAAGGCGAAAACCGGATGTACCCACATCATGAACGGATATTTATTTAACGGCAGCTTCCAACCGCTTGGCTGGACGGTGATCGATGGCAAGGTCATCAGTCGGGACATCTATCAGGACTGGGGGATTTCCATCGGCTCTGATGGGAAGCCCCAGATGTTGACGGACCGGGGCGGCAGTTTTCTTTCCGGGGTGCCTCTTTTGAAAAATAGGGCGAAGCTGGAGCGAAACCTGACACCGGATGTGGCCCGGCCCGCAGCCCGGACAGCTGTGGGATGGATGCCGGATGGACGGATCTGCCTGTGGTGCGACAAGACCAGCCTGACACGGGGGCAGCTTCAAAACAAGCTGCTGGACCTTGGCGTAACGGATGCACTCATGTTGGACGGAGGTGGCTCCACACAGGGAATTTTTCCCAATGGCAAAGTTGCCAGCAGCCGGAAGATTCCCACCCTGCTGTTGTTTTGGGCAGAGACAAAGCAGGAGGGGGACACAGATCTGAAATGGGCAGGAAAATCTGGAATCATGACAGAGGATCAGCTCGCGGAGCCGGAAAGGGCCGTTACCCGGCGGGAATTGGCGGAAATTTTGCATCGGCTTCAAAAATAGGACCCAAAAATCCAATGTCAGTAAGTTAAGCTGACAAATCCTCCTACCCTCAGAAATGAGAGGGTAGGAGGATTTTTTTCGTAATAATTCAAAACAGGGCTTGACAAAAGCATCATTTCGTGCGGCCATTTTGCT